TTCGGGTGGACAAGACTACCGAAATCAAGATGGCGATGAAGCCGAACTGAAGAGTCCCCAAGCAACCAGACTAGCCCGCAGATGCTGCGGGCTTCTTCGCCGATGTGCGGCGCCGCAGCTTCGCTTCAAGTCGGCGTTCTCCTGCTCAAGCTCCGCGATCTTTGCTTCCCTGTCGGAAAGAAACACTTCGGCCTCACACAGGTTGATAATCATGCGGCCGAGCCGCTCTTGCACTGCATCGTTGACGGTCTTCATTTGAAACCTCGGTTAGTTGAAGGCGTGGAGCGGGATCGCGAAGTTCCCGCCGTTGATGTTGACCACGAGATGGTTTGCCAGAACGCCCACAACACCGCCGGAGCTGGAAACTTTCTGCCCCGAAAGGTTCAAACGATCACTGAACGCCAAAGAAGCAATCGGGGAGGCATAAGCGCCCGAAGACGCTGACCACTGAATGGTCTGGCCGGTCTTCAGATTGACGCCTCTGTTGCTGAACCCGGTATCCATGTCGGCAAGATCCAGCCCCACAAACCCTTGGCCCTGAACCTTTACCCCGTACTTGAACTGCGCCAACGAACCGTCGCCGTTCGTGGGCCCAATGCGTAGCCCTGACGTGATCCGATTTGCGCCGGCGAGGCCAGAATACGACCCGATAGAGACGTCAATCGCGTGGCGGTTCTCGTTGTTGTCGCCGCCATTGACGAAGATACCGGCTTCCAAGCCGATCGATGGTTTGGTCGTATTCGCAATGCCGCAGCGTAACTCGAGGCAGTGAGCCCAAACTAGCGCTTCCGCTCGTTTCCAAGCTTGAGAATACGCGGCGACCATATCCCCGTTCGTAGGCTTGTTGACATCGATTCGGGCCAGCAGATTGAACTGGAAGGCGTTCAAACCAGTACTGGCGCCATCTACCAGCGTTGAGACGATGAGGTTAGAATTAACCCCCGCCGCGCCGCCTGGATGCGAAGTCAGATTGCGCTCGATGCGAACAGTCGCATAGTCCGAGAGGCTTTCAGCGGCTCGCTTGATGATGAGGTCGTTGCCTGTCAGCAAAGAAGGGTAAGCGTGATCAGAGATCGGCGTAGACAAACTCATCGCCGAAGGTGACGTATTGTTTTGGGTTGGTGTTGTCGATGAAGACCCAGCCGGTCCCATCAGGTGGATCGAAAGGCGGAGCTAAAGCTTCCAGCGCCAACACAGGAATAGTCCACGCGGGAGCCAATCGGCGCAGGATGCAGAGAAGTCGTTCGCCTTCCCCAATCGAGAACAGGGGATCGATGCCAGCCTCGCTCTCGCCTGCACGGAAATAATCCACTGCGAGGCTTTCGACATAGACGATCCAGTAGACTTCCTCGCGAATGGAACCAAGTTCGTGCTCTGCATCGCCGATTTCCGAGAACCCGCATTCAAATATTGCGGGCTCCTCAACTGCGATTTTGAAGCCATAAGAAGCAGCGACTCGAATGAAGTGTTGAGGCGTGACGATCGCTTCGCTGTTGACCTTCGCTTCAAGAGCCCGAAGTCGTTCCGCCGTGGTTGATAAATCTCGTGCGCAGGTATCAGGCAGTCCATAATCCCGCTCCCACTCCAACAACAGGTCAAAAATGCCGTTGACGGATGCCTCGCGGCAGAGCTGGAACGACCTGCCGTAGAGCCAGACGAAAGGGTCGAGCAGGACCCGCGTAAATCGGGCAAGATTGCTATTGAGATCGATAGCTCTCCCGTCCGGGCTGCCCCACGCACCCCCTTGCGGCCAGAGCGAGACGCCGGCCGATAAGAGGTCATCGTTTGTAGGGCGCGCGAGAGCGTCATAAGGAGCCGGGACAGCGATTGATGCAGGCTGCTCTGCTGGCGTGTTGGTGAAGGTGCGCAGTGCCGGATTACGCGCCATATGTGATTGCCCCCAGAACAGGAAACTCCCCGTTCGTCAGAACTATATCGCTTGAAGGAGAAACGAGAACATGACTGTTCTCACCTACCGTTTGAGAGATTGTCTCTGATATCCAAGAGCGGGAAAGAGTAAACGGCTCTACGGGAATACCGGGACGGCATCGGTCCCGCAGCATGGCTTGTAAGTTGACCGAAATTGCAGACCTGAGATCGTCGGTGTCCACCGACAGCCCCGCGATATAGATCTCTACTGGATGCGGTATTGGTCCCCGTACCACATTATCATCGACCCGGATCAATCGTTCCGCATCGATGGCGGCTTGCACCGTCGCAACATCAGAAGCTTCAGGAATAGAATTGACACGACCTTCAAACAAGAAAAACACGACGATGAAGCCTGGCGACAACGTGTCCCGATATGCCCATGCTTTAGCGACCCCAGGTACCGACGAGGCTACTCGTTCGTAGTCCGCAAGCGTTCCTCCGCCGGGCGGGTTGCGCTTCCGCTGAAGTGCACGCGTCCGCAAAGATTCATCGCCTTCTGCATCCGCCCCCCCGCCGATACCGCCGGCAGTAACCAGCCACTCCCGAGAAAGATCCGGCCACAGCACCGGATCTGTAAATGTCAGCACTCCATCCACGTCTCTGTTGGCGGTAGCGGAGAATTCTTCCGACCTTACCGCTATCACCAATTCGCCAGTTCCCGCTCCAAGCGCGGATGCGATGCTGAGATATGTGCTGGTTCCTGACACGAACCGTATCCCAGCTGGATAGGTGACGCCGGGGGTTCCTGTACCCCTGATAGCGCCCGATGCGGGAGATGCCGGCTTGCGATAAATCCCGACGTCCGACGCCAGCATGACAAGGTACTGGCCTGTCGCAGTGGCAAGAAACATTTGTTGTGACAGGTAGGCCATGCGCAGTTCGAACTCATGCGCAAGCGCTGCCAGAACCTTTACAGTCACAGTGACGAAGTTGTTTCTCAGGGCCGAATCTGTCCCTGGCATATACTGGCGGAATGCACCGCGCAGCCGCGCCGATCCATCAGCGAGCGATCGGATTGACCACGCCATTCACCTGCCTCCAAAGCAATTCGAATTTACGATCGAAAGCCAGTTCTCCGCGCCGCCCGTATAGCGACACTTGAAACCCGACCCGGTTTTTAGGTCGGTCGACCGTGACAACGACGTCCACAGAAATAACAGCTTGCTGGTCGATCAACGGCTGAAGCGCCTCACGGACGTAGTCTTCAATCGCGACCTCTATGCCCTCATAGATCGGCGAACGACAAAGGAGCCAGAGCCGCGAGCCGATCGGGCTTTCGCCGACTGCGACATCGAAACTGTCACCAAGCCAGCCTCTGTTTTCGTCTCCGGACCGAAGCTCTTCAGGCTCGACGCGACGATCAGTCATCAGACTGATCAGTACCTGCGTTGCGAGACCCTGCTCCGCACGCAAGTCACCAGGTGCGGATTGGTGCGTGAGAGCATTGATTGCCAGATCGCCGGTGATACCGTCCCAGAGGAGATCGGGCGCGCGATAAGGCTCGCGGGTGTCTTCGATAGGAAGAATTCTCAACATGATCAGGCACCACCATCACCATCGCCGTCTGTGACCGATCCCGTGGCCGACAGGCTGCCGTTCAGCTGTATGTTTCCGTTGACCGTGACCGTCGGGCTGTTGATCGTGACGCCGCTGGAGCAGTTGATCGTCCAGTCGCCAGCAGTCAGCGTCGCCGTCCTCGACCCGAAGTCAAAAACAGCGCCGGATCCAATCAGTTTAATGATGTTGCCCGCGGCGTCATAAAGCGCCGCGGCACCCGCAGGTAGTCCTGCAGGCCGATGCTCTGGATGCTCGCCGCCGACGATGTAAGCCTCATCAGGATTTCCGTTTGGCGACAGCAGCAAGGCCTTCGCGCCCTTGACGGGGTTCGACATGAAACCGTGGGGTTCAATCCGATGGATCTTGGTATATCCGTCGGAAAACGTGCCGCGGCCTGAAAGAAATTGCTGACCACCTTCTTCGGTGACAACGCCGTCAAGTTCTATGCGGGCGCCGCTCATTCGTCCTGATACTCCGCTTCGATTGCACCAGGTGCGCCGTAACCGCCAGCTGATTTGCCACGCGGATTGTCGCCACCGAGCGCGCGGGGATCGGCCAGAGACAGAATAGCCTTCGTGCCCTCATCACTCTGCGTGAGCTCTACAGCTTTGATAATCATCAACCCCTCGAGCCCGAGCCAGTCATCCTCAACCCGGACAAGCCAGTTGGGGGACCAGATCTTGCCCCCTGCATCTCGCCAACCGGTCACAGGCAGATTTGCAGTCACCGCATTCCCGGCAGCGCGGTTTGCTTGCCACTCGGCCCGCTTCTTCATCCGATCAACCGTCGTTTCGCCCTCCAGACGGAGGATCACAGGCCGGCGACGCCGAAGAGAGCTATCGCGAGCGATCGTCTCCGGCCGGAGCGATTCCTTCTCAGTGCCACCGCTCGCTTGGCCGCGCACTTTGACTTCGCTGTGGCGACCGCGTTCCGTAAACTGGGCGGTCGCCCCGGGAAGGATATTTTCACCTCGCCTCAAAGTACCGGCATGGGTTCCCTCGGGCTTGGTTGCGAGCTTGATCCGGCCTTTCGGCGTGTCGTAAATCAAGACCCCTCTGCCACGTGCACGGCGCTCGATCGTCGAGTACGGGCTCTCCCCAACGACGAGCTTGTGCCTTGGCTCCTTTGGAAACGAGGAGCCATCGGTCTCAACTCCAACCCCCAGGGTATCAAGTTCGTCGGCGATCTCACCGAGATCTTTGTCCAGCCATTCGCCGGTCGCGTGTTCCGCGCTGCACTCGACAAAGTCTACGGTCTTGGAAACCAGGCTGACGGTCAGGGTTCGAGTGTCAGCGCCATAGCCGGTACCGATGTCACGAACATA